AGGGATATGCTTGTAGCTGAGTATGTAGGAAGACCTAATACTTCAGATGATTATAACAGGAACATGGAGATGCTTGCTGAATTATACTCAGCAGAGATAGGATATGAGAATGAGGTGACTGAGGTAGCTTCCTATTTTGCAAAGAGAAACAAATCACATTTCTTAGCTCAACAACCTGATAATGTTATTGCTGCACATATTATAAACAGTAAGGTAAAACGTATCTCAGGGGTGCACATGGTAGAGAAACTTAAAGATGCAGGAGAGAAATATATCAAAGCATGGCTCTTAAGGGAAAGAGATTTTGATGAAGATGGAAATAAATTGACTAATATCAATACTATCTTTTCTCCTGCCCTTCTTGAGGAATTGATTTACTACAACAGAAAAGGAAACTTTGACAGGGTTATGGCTCTTATGATCTTAATGCTTTTCATAGAGAATGATGATACTATCTATGACGCAGAACCTGCTATGAGCCCTATAGGAGAAAGTTTACAGAATTTCACTAAAAATCTCTTTAAAAGAAAAAGTTAGTATCTTTGTGTTTTAAATACTACATAAATGGAAACGATTATAAAAACTCCTTATCACCATAGGGTAAGCCAAAAGCAAAAAGAGGCTAATGATTTTGCGTGGTACAAACACCACATTGATACTCTTAGTAACATTTCTTTTGGAAACACTTCAGGGTTTGGAGAAGTTTCCGAATACAGAAGGATGCAGGCAAACTATGATCTTTATAACAACATCATAGATAAGACAGAATTTGAATATGTCTGCAAACCTTATGGAGATGGGGTAGGAGAGCTACCTGCTAATTTTACCAACAGGGATATTACCTCAGGTAAGATTAAAGTTCTTTTAGGTCTTGAAATGCGTAGGCCTTTCTCTTGGAAAGTAATAGCTGTAAATGAGGAAGCTACTACAAGGAAAGAGCAGGAAGAGTTTGGAATGATTAAACAGTATGTTATTTCTGAGATCATGCAGCCTATTATAGCTGACATTGAAAAGAGAGCTCAGGAAGAAACAAAAGGAAGAAAGCTGACTCCTGAAGAGGAACAGCAGATACAGCAGAAAGTACAGCAGGAGATAAAAGCTGCCACTCCTGAAGAGGTAAGAAAGTATATGCAGAGGAATCATCAAGACCCTGCGGAAGCTCTTGGGCATCAGCTCCTAGAGTACTTACAGGAGAAATTATCCTTAAGAGATAAGTTCAATGATGGTTGGAAACATGGATTACTTTCAGGTCTTGAAGTATTTTGGGAGGGGTATGGTAATGATTCTCCTGAAGTAAGGGTAATCAATCCTCTCTATTTTGACTATGACAAGAATCCTGAATTAAAGTTTATTGAAGATGGGGATTGGGCAGTACATGAGCTTCACATGACTCCTTCCAATATCATTTCTTTCTTTGGTGATGAACTTACAGAGGATGAAATAGATGAGATTTACAATTACAATATTTATGATACAGCAGGTCTTATGGGGGATAACTCCATGGAGCATTTTATATTCAGACCTGATGGAGGTGTTATAGATGATTCTCATATTAGAGTCCTTCATGCTAACTTTAAGTCTCTTAGGAAGATAGGATTCCTTAAATATGAAGATCAGAAAACAGGAGAAATTCAGGAACTTATTGTAGATGAGACTTATAAACTTAATCCTGCTATAGGGGATATCAGTATTCAATGGGAATACATTCCTGAAGCTCATGAAGGATATAAGATAGGAAAAATCTACAAAAAGATGAGGCCTGTTCCCGGACAATATAGGGATATAAACAATCTCTATAAATGTAAACTGTCTTATAAAGGAGCTGCTTATGACAATATGAACTCAGAGATTACTTCTCTGATGGACAGAATGAAAGCTTATCAGTTCTATTACAATATCATTATGTATAGGATTGAAGCTCTTCTTGCATCTGATAAGGGTAAGATACTGCTTATGAATATGAATATGATACCTAAATCAGAAGGTATTGATATTGATAAGTTTGCTTACTATACTGAAGCTCTTCATATTGGTTTCCTTAATCCTAGAGAAGAAGGAAATAAGAATGGAGGCTCAGATATTACTCAGGCTGTCAAAGAGGTGGATATGTCTATGGCAGCTAATATTCAGGAGTATATTAATCTTGCTGAGTATATAGAAATGCGATGTGGAGCTAGTGTAGGTATTACAAAGGCTATGGAAGGACAGGCTGAATCTAGTCAGGCTGTAGGAAATAACCAATTAAACTATACTCAGTCTTCTTATATTATTGAGCCTTACTTTGAGCTTCATAATCAGATTAAGAAGAATGTAATTGAAGGGCTTTTGGAAACTGCTAAAGTCTTCTATTCAGGAGCTAATGTAAAGAAGCTGTCTTATGTTATTGATGATTTCTCTACTAAGCTTTTAACTTTAGACAAAGAGCTCTTGGACAATTCAAGCTATGGACTATTTGTTTCTAATTCCTCACAGGCCTTTGAAGCTAAACAGGCTATACAACAGCTCTCACATTCTGCTATGCAGAATCAGAAAGCAGAACTATCTGATGTAATTAGGGTTATCAGGTCTCAGAGTGTACAGGAAGCTGAAGAACTTTTAGTTGTAGCTGAAGAGAGAGCTCATGAAAGAACTATGGAACAACAGGATTCTGTTAATGCAAGTAAACAACAGGAAATGAGAATACTTGCAGAACTACAGGATAAGAAATTTGAACAGGATAAAGAACTTATTATTCTTAAAGAAGAAGAAAGAAGGGAAACTGAAATACAAAAAGCATTGATAACATCTATGGGATTTGATCCTAATAAAGATGCAGATAATGATGGAACACCTGATGTACTTGAAGTTGCTAAATTTGGAGTAGAAGCTGAAATCAAGATGAGAAAGCAAGCTCTTGAAGAAAGCAAACTAGAGTATCAGAAGAAGAAAGACAAGATAGAACAAGGACTAAAAGAAGACAAACTTTCTATAGACAGAAAGAAGGCCAATAAAAGTGGCTCAAAATAAATGTTCTAATAGACAGTTTTTGAAGACTACAGATTGAAAATGTACTTTACTTAATTTTTAAACTTAATTTTGTGTCGTTATGAGTAACAAAGCCAATGAAACAACTGAGGGAAACCTGAAAGATTTTAAATGGGATGAAAGTGAAAGCTTTTTTGGAATTAAAGATCAGCCAGTAAAAGACCCCCTTGATGTGGAAGATGAAGATGAAAATCCTTCAGATGAAACAAAGAATGAAGATGCCAACAAAGAGGACAAGAAAGAAGTAGAAAAGGAAACCAAAAAAGATGATGTTCCTTTTGCTGAGACTACAACAGATGAATCTCCAAATGAAGATGGGGAAGGTTCTGAAGAAGAGGCTACAAAACTTTTTACTACACTTGCAACTGATTTAGTAGAAAGAAAAATCTTCAAGAATGTTGAAATCAAAGCAGGAGAGCCAATTACAGAAGAAAAGTTCTTTGAATTACAGGATGCAGAACTTGAAAGCAGAGTTGAAGAAGCCATTACTGATCTTGTTACTGAAATAGGAGAAGAGGGTGCTGACTATATAAAAGCTATAAAGTCAGGTGTCAAGAATCATGAGTTCTTTAAGGCTATGGCACTTTCAGCAGAGATTCCACAATTTGATGTGGCTGATGAAAAAACCTATGACCCATTCCTCAGATACTACTACAGAACTGTAGAAGGTCTTGATGAAGAAGATATCTCAGATAAATTGGAGTGGCTTACTGAAAATGGTAAGAAAATCAAATATGCTGAGAAATATCATGAACAGGTCACAAGAGCTGATACAAAGAGAAAAGAACAACTTGTTAAGGATGCTGAAAAAGCAAACAGAGATAAGTTGGAAGATCACAAAAACTTTGTAAAAGCCATTACTACAACTCTCATCAAAACAGATAAAGTAGGTAATTTCCCATTTACAAAAACTGATAAAACAAGCTTGGCTAGTTTCATCACAGAACCTGTAAAACTCCCAAATGGAAGATATGCTACTCAGTTACAAATTGCTGTAAACAAAATTATGTATCAGGAAGATAAGAGTAAACTCTTGTTACTTGCCAAACTCCTGAAGAATGATTTTGATGTAAGTGATATAGTTACTGAAGTCCAAAGCACTGTAACTCGTAAGACTAAATCTGAATTAGCTAATCAAAAACAAGGTTTAAAGCCTACTACGTCTTCTACTCGTAGAAAAAGCCTGTCAGATTACTTTTAACTAACCAACTTAAAAAACACACAAAATGAGTAAAGTACTTAATAAACTAATAGTAAGGCAGATGCCTTGGCATGCAAATATGACTGAGGCTAATCACCTTGGAGCTGCCTTGATAGCTAAGCCTGATGTGTTTGAAGGAAAAATGACACAGTTATTTACCTCAACACGTTATGCAGGTGTTCCTCTCCTGTCTTTGCTTTCAGCAGGGAAAAAGGAAACTAATTCTACCCAATGGGAATGGTCACTTAAAGGTGCTAATACAAGGCCTCTTGTAGTAGTTGAAAAACTTGAGCAGTCTAATACTCCGGGTCTTGGTAGGACAGCTTTCAAAATGAAATTGGATGAGCCTTGGTATCTTGCCGGTGATGTTATGCATCCGGGTACTTCTAATAAGAAATATCAGGTGCGTATTCAGGAAGTTGTTGCTAAACAGGGAAATGGAACTGTTTACCTTGTTAAACCTATGAGTGATGATTTCTCATTCTTCATTCCTCCTCAGTACTTGGAAGCAGGGACACCTTGGGCAAAACTCTACTCACAGTATGAAGAAGCCGCTGAACAGTCAGGTAGTACTCAGTATGCACTGCCTTTGTCAATGGCCAACAGAATGGGTAGATACCGTAAAATGTACTCAGTAACAGGTGATGCTGCCAATGAAGTACTTGCTGTTAGAATTCCTGACAGTAATGGTAAATTCCATGATTCATGGATAAAATATGCTGAAGTTGAATATTGGGAACAGTGGTATCGTGAACTTGAAAGAGGTTATTGGTATTCACGTAGTACTGATACTGTACTTGGAGCTAATGGAAGACCTATCCACTCAGGGCCTGGCATTCAGGAGATGCTTGAAGATGGACATGTTTACCGTTATTCACATCTTTCTACTACCCTCATTGAGGAGTATTTGATGGATATCTTCTACGGCAGAGTAAAGCCCGGAGCTCAAAGAAAAATTAAAGCCTTCACAGGTGAGTATGGAATGATTCTCTTCCACAGAGCTATTCAGGATTGGGCAGCTAAGAAAGGTTTCATTCAGGTTGTTGATCAATACATTGTTGATAAAGCCTCTTCCCCTTACACCTCCAATGGTCTTGCAGCAGGTTATCAGTTTGTAAAATACCGTATGGCAAATGGTGCTGAACTTGAACTTGTTCATCAGCCTCTGTATGATGATAGGGAAATCAACTTTGAAATTGATCCTGTCACAGGTTATCCTGTAGAATCCATGAGATTCACTTTCCTTGACTTCTCTGAAGGACAAGGTGGCCCAAATATTCAACTTATGGATAAAGCCAATGGTTTCAAATTGGGTTATGTATCTGGTCTTCAGAACCCTTATGGCCCAACTAACAAGAGCCTCATGAGTCATTCAGGTGACTACTATGAGATGCATGTTCAGAAACAGTCAGGTGCTCATATTGAAGACGTAACCAAGTGTGGTGAACTCATCCTTTCTCGTAACTCAGGTTATGAAGGATTACGCTAAAAAATAAAAGTTAAGGGAGGGGGTAATTCTCCTCCCAAAACTTTTGTATCTTTGGTAAAATTTTAAAACCTAATCTATGTTAGTTGAAGTAAAGCCAATCCCAAGAGAGAAATCTTGGCATGGTAAAACAGGTAAAGACAGTTTTACACAGCCTAAAGTGATTGAAGTACTCTACAATACAGCTACCGGAAAGTATGCAACAGGCTTAACAGAAGCAGAAGCAAAAAAGTACGGAAACCTGATGGGAGTAGATTTAAGTGATAAGTTTAATCCTGCTGAACCTCATCCTTATTGGAGCACACAGTCTGCAAGAATTAAACTTGAAAACAGAACAATGATCTTTGATGATGAGAAACCCTCAGATTTTGTAAAGATCAAAAACATGAAAGCTTCACAGTATGTGGCTAATTCACAAGCTGATCTTGAAGCAGGAAAGTACCCTGATGCTACTCATGTCATTTATGATGAGACTGAAGTCATAGAATTAAGTGCAAGTAAGATTGAAAGAAAACATGAATGTATTGCTGTTGCAATCAAAATGTCTTTGGAAGAGAAAGCACAAATTGTACAGATTTTAAGTGAGAAATCAGTAGCAAAAAGAAGTCAGAGTTTTATAAATGTAGAACTTGACAAAATTATTGAGAGAGCCCCTGAGGAATTCCTTAAGTATGCTAAGATGGATAAACAAAGTATCTATGTAAGAGCAACAGTAATGGAAGCCATTCAGAAAAATGTTCTCACAAAAGAAGCAGGTGCTATTTACTACATGGGAGAAAGATTAGCTAATAGCTTTGAAGATGCCCTTGAGTGGTTCATAGACCCTCAGAATTCAAAAATGAAAGTAAGTATTCTTGATAAAATTCAATAACAATGGCTAATCTGACTAGGAACATGCACTATGACTACAAGACCAAGCTCAACAGGCTTGATAGTCAGAAGTATGTTAATATGCGTGTACCTGCTATAGATTGGAAATTGAATGAAGCTCAGGATATCTTTATACAAATGATTGCAAGTCCAAGATATGCAAGGTCTTATGGATTTGAAAGCAATCAGCGTACTATAGATGATCTTAGAACCATTGTAGTAAATGGATTTGAACTGCCTGCTATACCTACAAGTAGAAACAGATTTATAGTTCATCTTCCTGTAGGAGTACCAACTAATGAATACCTGCACCATATCTCTTCTTATGCTCATTGTGTAAAAGGAGATTGCAGTATGCTGATTAGGACAAGTCTTATACAGCATGATGATAAAGCTGAAGAAAGCCCTTTTGACAAGAGCTCTTTTGAGTGGGAACAGGTAAATATGAAGATTGTGAATAATGACCTCATACTTCATACTGATGGGACTTTTACTATTACAAAGGTCTATCTTGACTTTATACGTAAACCAAAGTTCTTTCATAGTGCAGAAGATGCTTCTCCAACAGGCTACATTCTGCCTGATGGGGAAACTATTTTAACAGGTTATCAAAATTGTGAACTACCTGAAATTCTCTACAAGGAGATTGTGGATTTGGCTGTCCTCATAACAACAGGTGATTTGCTTCCTGACTATCAGGCTAAGCAATCTAAATTGCAATTAATTAACTAATTAACACTTAATTAAAAAAGAATATGAAAACAAACCCTATTTTTCAGGTGCTTGTTGTATCTAATGCCACTTTGAAAGCAGCTTCAAACCACATTAATGATCTGGCAGCAGGTCAGCTTGGTGTATACAATGCTGATACCAATGAGACATTTACCGATATGACAGCCATTCCTGATAGATTCTATTTTGCCTTAGGCACTACAGATGCTAATGGAAATCAAGATGTGAAGAAATCAGCAGGGGAAGTTATCAGGAAACATCTTGTTAACATGATAACTTCCAAAGCTTATGTAGCACCTTTAGCGCAGACTACTGGGATTGACCTCACAGCAGTTACTCCTGAGGCAGAAACAGAGTATGTAATCCGTATGGAATTCATGAGTGGAGCAACTTTACAGCGTGATGGTTTCACAAAACCTGTAAAATCCTTCACATTGAGTACAGGTGCTACAGCTCCTGATCGTGCTGATTTTATTGATGCATGGGTAGAAGAAATCAACAAAGACCCTGAAGGAGTTGTTATTGCTTCAAATGATTCAGATATACATTTGATTCTTACCTTTGGCTCTGAAGCAAAAGTAAACTCTCTTGCAGGTATTAATCCTAATTATACTTATCTGCGGCAGTTTGCAGTAACTACTTCTTTGAAAGAAGGTTTTGAAGGTGCAGGAGCAGTCATTACTGTTAATGAACTTGTCTATGAGCAAGGCTCAGGATATGACATTCAAAGAGAAGAATATGTTGCAGCAGGTTGGTCAGGAAATCCGGGTCTCTACAGAGATTCTGAACTGAATGGAATTTTTCAATCAGCAGGATTTGTACCTCTTGCAGTAGCAG